CTATCGATCTGCTCCTGCAGTTCCGCCCTGACAGTACCCAGCGCATCGTCAACGTCCGAGATCTGCTCGGCCAATGCAGATTTTGCGGCGGCCAAGCGGTCGTTTACCGAGCCTGGACCGTCACCGTCGATCAATTTGATTGTTTCCAGCACCTCCTGGCCGAGTTCGGTTTCGGTGATCTTACCGGCGAAAGCCGCCAGGTAAGCCGATATATCGTTCGACGTTGAGGCTGGCACATAGAGGAAGGCACTCTTCCCGTATGCGTTGGACGATCGGATGAAATAGTAATAGTTGGTGTAAAACGCCAGGCTGTTGTGAGTGAACGACAAGCCCTGCCCAAGGTACTCGGCCGTGCCTGATGTGGCCTTCGGATTGGTGCTGAAAAAATACTCGTAGGTGCCGCCGTTCAGCGCGTGATTCGGGTTTTGAGGAATCAGCACGATGCTGTCGAGCGAGGACTGCACTACGCACGATTCCGGTATTGGCGGCCCCTGAATGCCCACCGATATCGTCGCCTCGCCGGACCTGGCCATAGGCCCCAGAGCAGCCACACTCATTGTGTACGCACCGGATGGCAGACCATTGATAGCCAGCGTGTTGGCAGTGGCAGGCACAGAGCGCGACTGCACAGCATTCCCGCCCTGGCGAACCGTGACCACATACGAGGTGACGATGCCCTGCGGTGGTACCCACGACAGCACGCCCTGCACCACCTCAGCAACATCGCCAGCCGCCCACGCAAGCCCGGTGGGCGACCCAAGCCCGCCGCTTGGCAGGTTGATGAAGCCCAGCGGGTTGTAAGGCTGGCCCACGGCGTCATCAAAGATTGCCGCCTCGTATTGCTTGACCTGGACAGTGCAGCCTTCGTTATCACCCATCGACCAGTCAGAGACGATGAATTCGCCAAAGATGTTCAGCGATGGCAGGTTGACGAGGACTACGCGCCCGGGCCGGCAGTTGTAGCCTGAGAAGTTCATCGGCAGGCTGATTGCCCCGCCAGCCCGGCGTTGGCGTAACGCGATGTTTGCCAAGCGCTGAGGCTGGTACGCGTCGTCCACATACGGGAACGTCATCGTTTCGGCAGCCTCGCCGCCGTCCTCAAGAATCCATTCGGAAACGCTGACCTCTGGGTAATCCGTCTCGGTCCAGGACTGCTCTGGGTCGATGAACGTGCCGCGCACCGTGTTGATGGCGGAATCGTTGGTCGATTCGGTGCTGCCGGACACGGTGCCAATGATCATGTCTTCGGTGATCTCGAAGTCATAGGGGCCGTAATAGGCCCCGGCCTGGAGCATCCATCGGCCGCCGACGCGGATCAGCTTGCCGGCGCATGAAGCTTCCAGCTTCTGCAATACGCCCGGACGCTGCTCGTCAGCACCAATCACGCAGGAGGTACGATAACGCTGGCTGACAGAGCCGTCGGCATTTGTCAGCGCTTCATCGCAGACGTTTGCCGCACTGGCAAAGGTCTCGAAAATGATCTCGTCATCCGGAACGTTGCAGCGGGTGCGTAGATACCAGAGGATGTGCAGCGCGGTGTTGGCGGTGTAGATGTTGTTGCCGGTGCGCGGGTCGTAAATGTCATTCCGGCCACGGAGCACAAAGCGGGTGTCAGGGATGCCGGACGGGAACTTCTCGGCGCTGTACTTTAGGGTGATGCGCACGTACGACAGGCCGCGCCCGATCTGGCTGTCTTTCCAGTCCTGGCAGTTTGCCTTGAGGAATGCGTTCACTTCTGTCGGGTTGACGATCAGCTCATAGCTGGCGAACTCACCGAACGAGCCGATCTCTTCCTCGCCCAGGTAGATGTTCTCTAACCCATCGATAGCCCCTTCACACAGCACGTACACAAGGTGGATTTGCTCGCCCTCTGTGAGCGTGCCGGACTGCTCCTGCGCCCAGACCAGCACGCCACCGGTGGATACACGACCGAGGATGAATCGGATCGGCGCTTTGGACGACCTCACCGTTTGAGCGGACGGCTCGTTATCGCGCAAAGGGGATTTGGTGTTCAGCTTCTCCTGCTGCGATGCCGCGTAGAAGGCCAGACCTGCGCCCACCACAGCGCCCGCAGGACCGCCTTGAACGAAGCCGATCACTGCGCCGACGGCGACCTGGGCAATCTTTTTAACGCCACTGGGCATTATTCAACCCTCCAGGCTGACAACGGCTCGCACAAAACTCGAGCAACGCCGTCATCGGTCGTTGCCCAGTAATCACCCGCCCAGAACACGGCCATGCTGCGTCCTGCTGGTGCTTCGTACATCACGACATCGCCGCGCTGGATGAACGGAACGGCAACCCTTGCAAAGCAGGCATCCCATGCAGCTTCCAGGCTGCCGTGACGTTTCTTCAGCGCGCGCTTGGCTCCAGCCTCGGTCTTGTAGGTGCCTCGGTATTGCTCTGCAGGATCGACACCGCACACGGCGCTCGAGCAGTCGGCGGCGAACAGGCAACAGTCAAATTCGCCCCACGAAAAAGGCCGCCCTTGGGCAGCCTTGATCACGTCGTTCAGACGCGTAGTCCAGTCTCGATGGCGCATAGCTAATTTCCGTAGGTGAAGGTCGGCGCATCCTTGGCAGACCCCCAATAGATGGGCCACTCGGACATTTGCGCGATTGCGTAGAAGAACCGGTCGCCCTGGTGCCGGGCGCGGTGGTTTTCGTCCGTCCAGCGCTCGGTGCCGGTTCGGCTCCACTCGGCCATGCGGTCAATAACAGGCACGGTGATGGTGTTGCCTTCCTGTCCATTACCCGCGAACGAGAATTTGGCGGCGTCCATGCGGCCGGAAAACAGAATGTCGGCGGCGTAGTTACCAGCCTCGTCGAACACTACGAAGATGACCTTGGCCATACGGCCCCGGCAACCGCGCACGTTGTTTTCAGAAAGGATGTAGGAGTCCAGCCCGCTCAGCGTCAGATCCACCGACATGGGCGAGCCTGAGTTGTCGCTTTCTTTCGACTGGCTGACCTGACCGAAATTGCCCACGCCTTCGTAGGTGATACCGTCGACGACCAGCTCGCCAGTTCCGGTGTGAGCGAAAACCATGCCGTCAGCGAAGTCCAGCTGCACGGCGTAGACCGGCATGAATTTGCCAGTGGCGATGATATCCACCACGCGCTGACTAAAAGGAAATACTGAGGGCATCAGAACGCCTCCCTGAATTGCAATGCGCTGTTGGATACCAACGGATCCTGAACCACCTGATGGGTATCGTCTAAACGGCGCATTTCCGAGTACGGGTTGCGATATTCAACGTGCGCGCCCACGGTCAGCGTTTTTCGGATGCGCTTGTTGAGCGAAACTTGCACCCTGCCCTCCGCGGTCGAACTGGCATCCTCTATCACCTCAAACATTTCACCGCCAACAGTGATGTAGTCACCCATTGAAAACACCTTGGCGCTGGGTATCACGCCGCCGATGGTCATAAACGTGGCTTGGGAAAAACCTGACACCACTACCGCAGCACCGATATCGTCGACTCGGGTACGGGTGATAGCGGGAATATTCACAGTCCCATACATGCCCTGCAGCTTCCCGATCAGAGAGGTGAGCTGTCGCTCGTCCTCATCAAACAGCACGCCGAAGGTCATCGTGCATATCCAGTACGCGCCGGGGTAGCCAAGGATTTGTTGTGAGTTCGACAGAATGGAAGTGAATGCGCGGTTGTTGTAAGTGACACCCCATGTTGTTTGCGATGGCTCAAGCGATTCAGGCCAATCGTGCGCCATGACGCCTCCTTATGCTGGTACTCAGCGGTTGATCAGTTGCCGGGCTGGCCCGTTGGTTTTGAAATCGTTAAGCACCATTTGATATGCCGCCTGTGCGCCCTCCTGGGCTGCGCGCCGAACCTCGGCTCTCGATACGGTGTCAGCGTTGCCCTGGAAGGTGAAGTTCTGGGTAACGCTGCCCAGAGCGGTCGAGGTTGTCGCCGTACCACCGCCAGCTGCATCACCGCCTACCATGCGGACACCCAACGAGCCGTCGGCAGCCCGCGTCAGGGGCATGATTGCCTCTGGCCCCGCCTCGCCCGCCATGCCGGTCTTGCCGCCAGCCATACCGAAAAGCGTCGGGGTGTTGACGATGGAGTTGGTGAAAGCGGCGCCCTTGGCGAACTTCTGCACGCCGCGATCCCAGACACCGCCATCGGCCTGAAACACCGAGGCAATACCAGATCCCAGGCCACTGCTGGCAAAAGATGACACGGCGCCAACCAGCGCCTTGCGCACCTGGATGCGGATCAAGTCATCGACGATGGAGTCAGCCAGGCTTTTGAACGACAGCTTTCCGGTTTTTACGAACTCGGTTAGAACATCCTCGGCGCCGTCGAACGCATCAGAAATCAGCGACTGAGTCTGTCCGGCGATATTGGCAACGTCGTCCCGGTAGTTCTGCCACGCAGCGCTCGCACCTTTCGACCAGTCGCCTTGCGCCTGATCCACCTTTTGCCAGCCGTCTTGCATGACCTGCACTTGCCTGGCGCCATATTGCTCAGTGAGTGCAGTTTGCGTTTCCAATGCCTGGCGTTGCTTGTCCGTGGTGGCGGTTGCCAGCTCGGTGCGCAAAGCCAGTACCTTGTTGTTGGTGTCCTGCTCCAGCGACAGGCGAGCCTGCGCCCGCTCGGCCTCTTTGCTGCCCATGCCAACCGCCGAGGCCGTCTGCCCATATGAAGCGCTGGCGAGCGCGAGCTGACGCTGCAGATCGGCCTCGTACTTCAAGGCCTCAGCCATGCCGTTGGCCGACGCCACGGTCTGGTCATACTGCTGTTTTAGCCACTGCAGGCCTTGGCCGTACTCTTCCGTGGAAATTTTCCCGGACTTGTAAAGCAGCCGCAGTTCCTCGGTTTTTTTCGACTGCTCATCTGCCGCCGCACTGACCGGATCGAAGCTTTCCTTGAGCTTGGCGTAGGCATCAGCCGCAGTTTTGAGCTGCTGCTCAAGCTTGTTCTGGGCCTCTTTATGTTTTTGCGCCGACTCTGTCGCAGACTTGTCCGCATCCTTCTGGGCGTCGTAGGCCTTGGCGGTGTCACGGATCTGCTTAGCGAGCGCGCCCTGCGGATCAATCTTGTTCGCGGTAATGAACCGGTCGGCTTCCTCGAGCTTCGTTTTGTCCTTGAGCGCATGGATCTGCTTGTCGAGGGTCTGCTGATAATTCTTGCCGGCGTTGTCGGCGGCAATATCGACGTCGGTCTTGTCCTTCGTACTTTTCGTGCTGCCGTCGAGCTGCTTGGTGTACAGCGCCTGGCGGGCCGCCAGCAGGTTGGTATTAACGTCGAGCGTGCTGACCG